CGCAGGACCTGCTGCAGCGCGCCTACGATGTGGGCGAAGTCGCGAAGCGTTGCCGCCAGATCGATATGACGTCGGCGCGGCTCGTCATGAACGCGATCGATGAATCCAGTCGCGAGGACGGCAAGCGATGGGGCGGCCTGCAGGCCTTCTGGGAGTCGGAGGCGAAGAACTACCAGGGAACGAAGCCGAAGACTCGCGAAGTACAGTTTGTTGCCAACAAGCTGCTCGGTCTGGCCTATCTGACCGAAGAGTTGATGGAGGACACGCAGGCGATTTCCTCCTACATCGATACGATCTTCCCGGATGAATTTTCCTTCAAAATCGACGATGCTATCTTCAATGGCCTCGGTGCTGGCCAGCCTCTCGGTGTACTGAACAGCAAGAGCGGGGCCACGATCGTGCAGGCCAAGGAAACTGGCCAGGTGGCAGCGTCGGTTGTGACTGAAAACATTCTGAGTATGTGGTCGCGGTTGTATGCGCCGAGCCGCAAAACCAGCGCGTGGTTTATCGAGCAGAGCGTTGAGCCGCAGCTCTATCGACTGCAGATGCCGGACACGGTCGGCACTGCGCAGACGATGCTCTATACGCCTCCTGGCTTCTATGGCAACAACAGTGACTACGGCCAGTTGCTGGGCCGCCCGGTGATCCCCATCGAGCAAGCCTCGGCGCTCGGCACGCAGGGCGACATGGTTCTGGCCGACATGAACCAGTACATTCTGGCGAAGCGTAACGAGATCCGTGCGGATAGCTCGATTCATGTGGCTTTCTTGACTGGCGAGACCGCACTGCGCTTCATGGTTCGCCTCGATGGCCAGTCGTGGTGGAACACTCCGCTGACGCCGAAGGCGAAGACCGCGCCGACGCGCTCGCCGTTCATCACTCTGGCTGCCCGCTCGTAGGCCGCTGATCCGTTGATCCGTTGATATGAGGGCCGCGCACAGCGCGCAGCCCTCGCAACTTCAGAACTGATCCGGCGTGCAGCCGGGAAAGGATTCATATGTCCGTCAAGGGCTTTTATACGGCGCAGGAAGGCCACGTGGTCAACATCCTGCCGCCGCAGGAGATCTCCGGCGGCGCGACGGCGCAGGTCTTCAACATGGAAGGCTACCGTCACGCTTCAATCGTTTTGCAACTGGGTGCGCAGGCCGCGGCCAACACGAAGATCCTTGTCAATGCCTGCACTGACGCCTCCGGAGATGGCGCAACGGCGATCCCGTTCGACATCTTCGCGCAGGAGACGGCCGGCGTGGCCAACGATGTTCTGTCGACGCGCAATGCGGTTGCGGCGGCCGGCTATACGCCTGCGGCCGGCGCCAACATCTTCTACGTCATCGAGCTTGACGCCGATGCGCTGCCGGACGGGTCGCCCTTCGTGCAACTCGAAGTCACCAACGGCGCCAACGCCAACTTTGCCTCGGCCGTGGCCGTGCTCTCCGGTGGCCGCTTCGTGGGCGATCAGTCGCCGACGGCCACGTCCTAATCGCTGCTATTGCAGGTTGAGAGGTCGGGCTTGCCCGGCCTCTTTCTTTTTGAGGGACGCGCATGAGTGACGCGGTTGTTGTTGTCAAACCGCCGGCGGCATTGCCGGTTTCGGTCTCGGATTTTATCGGGTTCTGTGGGTTCACAGCCTATTCCGACAAAACGCTGGCGGCGCAGCAGCAGACGCGGCTGTCTGGCTTGATTGCTGCGGCGACGGATGACTGCGAGCGGTGGTGCAAGTGCGCGTTTCTGACGCGGACTTTGCTCTTGCGCCTGGACGGCTTCCCTGGCCACAGTTCGCTCTATGAGCGCAATGGCTTTGCGGCGATCCATCTACCGGGGCCTCCGTTTCAGGCCATCGAGTTCTTTCGCTATGTCGATACGGCGGGATGTGTGCAGGATCTGTCGTTTGGCACGAGCTATGGCACGGCCGATCAGCCGCAGATGTATGGCTATCAGCTTGAGCGCGGCGCTGGAGGCGTGCCGGCAAGTCTTGTGCCGCCTTGGGCACGGCCCTGGCCTCCAGCGCGCCGGATTCCTGGCTGCGTCATGGTGCAGTACCGCGCAGGCTACGGCGGTACGGCAACGGTGTCGATCGACGCTGGCTCCGCGAAGCTCAGCGCGTCCGACTTTACCTTCCTTCAGGCCGATGCGCCGCTGCTGACTGGCGACACGGGGCTGCCTGTATGCATTCCTGGGGCCGGTACAGGAGGCGCTGACCTGGTCACAACGGTTGCCTCAGTTGACGCCGACGGAAACGCTACGCTGGCCGACGCGGCCACGACGGCTGTCGATAGTGTGCAGGCGTGGATTGGCAAGGCAATCCCTGAGCCAATTCTGCTCGCCATCAAATTTCAGGCGCAGTTCTACTACGAGCAGCCGGGGATTGTCGACCAGCCGCTGCCGCGTGTGGTGCAGGCCCTGCTGAACTCTTACCGCAACTTGGTGAGCTGATGCTCCAGTGAGGAAATATGCGAGATCCCCTTGTAGTGAATCCCGGCGATCTACGCCATGAGATTCAGATACAGCAACCGGACGCAGCACCTGATTCACGTGGGCTTTCGGTGGTTCCGGCAAGCTGGACCACGGTGCTCACCACGTGCGCCATGATCTACACCGCCGGCGGCCGCGAAACCTCTATGGCCTCGCAGATCATTTCGGACGTTTCGCATGTCGTCAAAGTGCGTTGGACTCCGACTGTGATCGAGGCCGGCTATCGTGTGGTTTTCAGTGGTCGTGTCTTCACGGTGCAGTATGTCGAAAACGTCTACGAACGTAATCGCGTGTTGCTGCTCTATTGCGTCGAGGTAAACGGGGGCGGTCAGTGATCGATGAGGGCATCTATTCATTGTTGGCGGCCGATGCGGGCGTTTCCGCTCTGGTCGATGGCCGCATCTATGCCGTCGAGGGGCCGCCCGACGCAACCAAGATGCCGTACGTGGTCTACAGGTTTGTCGGAGGTTCGGCAAGCCCAACTCTCAGCACGTCTGGCGTGCTGCGTCAGCGTGTGGAGGTGGATGCCTACGCGGCAGCGCCGAGCGCCGGCCTGCAACCGGGTACCGTAGCCGCCAAGATTCGCACAGCCGTGATCGCGGCGCTGAACGGCTGGCAGCAGACGCTTTCGGACGGCACGCGCGTGCTTGATACCTATCTCGTTAATCCTGGAACTGACTTTTGCACGGAACAGATGATCTTCCGCTGCATGGTTGAGTTCTATGTCGATTACACCCTACCAGCCAGTTAAGGAGAAACAACGTGGCGGACACTACAACGACAGCGTATAGCGGCTCACAGGCACAGGCCGGCCGCGGTACGACAATCTCAATCAACGGTGCACTGGTCGGAGAAATGACGGATGTGCCTCCCTCCCTGCCGAAGTGGAATACGGTCGAGGTAAGCAATCTCAACTCGGGCAATGATGCAGAATACCTCTCGACCATCCGGAAGGCCTCGACCTTTACGGCCAAGGGAAACCGCGTTCCGGGCGATGCGGGCCAGGCGGCCGCGTTTGACGCATATAAGGCTGGTTTGAGGGTTCCGTGCGTTATCACCTTGCCGAAGACTTCAAGCCAGCCGACGAGTGGCGATACGTACAGTTTCAATGTGCTCGTGTTGAGTTGTGATTTCAGTGTGCAGGTTGAAAAGGCCATCGACTTCTCGATGGAACTGCAGATCACCGGTGCCGTGACGTACGCTGCCGGCAGTTAACCCTGAACCAGAAGTGCAGTAGTGACGCAGCGCGGCCTTGGCCGCGTTTTTGTTTTGCGGGAAAGTCGGTGGCTCTAGGTTGCCGACTTTCCCGAGCACATGAGGAGATGACGATGGCGGGAAAGAAGAAGGAAGCGAAACACGCGTTTCCATTGGCCGACGATGTGACGCTCGACCTCGACGGAAAGAAGTACCGACTTTGCCTTGGCTTTGGCGAACTGCGTGATGCGGAACGGCTGCTGGCAGAAAAAGACATCCACGTCAATCTGCTGCGCTCCTTGCAGTTTGACTCCATTGGCGTGCAGTCGTTGCCTGAGTTGTTCTACGCGGCCCTGCATCGGTATCAGCCGGGGCTGACCTTTGAGGATGTCTGCGGCTTGATTACGCTCAAGTCGGCTATGACTATATTCAAGGCGCTCGGAAGAGCCTACGTCGTTGCCCTGGGGGTGACCGACGAAAACCCTTCCAAGGCCGGCGAGTCAAAGGTCGACGAGACGAACTGAGCCGCGAGGAGCTCTGGGAGTTTTACTGGTCGGCGGCCTGTATCGATCTGGAGATGGCTGAAGAGTGGTTCTGGCGCACAACGCCGTGCCGGCTAAGCTTTCTTTTGAAGCGCAAGCGGGAGCAGCAAAAGCAGGAGAGCCGCCGCCTGGCGGAGCAAATCGCGCTGCTGCGTGCGGATCTGATTAATTTCAGCATGGGCCACCCGAAGGACGTGGTGAAGCTTGCCGACCTCTTGCCCTGGGCAAAGGAAGATGCGGCTCCTGGGCCTCAGTCT